AGAGAAGTCAAAATAAGTTCACCCATATTGACAAAATCATTTAGAGATGAACCGGCAGATATGACAGAAGCAGTCTGATTATAAAGTCTACAAGCCGGAACGTACTGAACATAAGGTAACTCCATCTCAAGCGGCATATTACTCTTAACATCAACAATCTTAGCACCAGGAGTAGCTGAAAGATACTTCAAAAAATTGAGGCCAGGAACAGTAATATTGTCAAGATAAGTTCTAGCAACTGCATTCTCACGCGGCATAGGAATATACGATACCATCAACTTTCCATAATGCATAGGCATTCCAGAAACGGAAATCTTAACGTGAAGATTACACCTTATTAGCCCGTACTTGTGTATCTTCTCTCTTATAGAAGGACGTTTAAAAAACAAATCCCAAATAGAAAGACGGTAATACACAGGAGAATCAATATTCCAAGCAAACTCTAAAATTTGAGACGGTCTAGCAAGATACTCATCCAAAGAAATAATAGTCTTGTCAATCATAGCAGCCTTCTGCTTCACTCCGGTGGTTGTCCTATAAGGAACTTCACCAGAGATGTCAACAATATTGACCATATGTTCAGCAGTAGATATGTCAATACCAGTTGCTTGATCACCAATAGTTTCGTCAGTAGATTCCAAGTGCATCCTGTTGTACTTTTGAATAGCAACACGAAGCCGCTTTTCCGTTTCCAAACAAGCATGATACTTATTGATTTTGGAAACCCTTGAGTCCACTAACTTTCTAAAATCTCGATCACGCATATATCTAGCAGAAGTAGTCAGTTCCAGAGGAGTAGCACCATTAAACGTCTCGTCAAATTCTTTAACGTCAGTAGCAAGTTCATCAATAGACTTAAGGCACATGCGATGTTCATAACTCAACAAGTCAAGGTGAGTATTGAAGAATGTATCAGAAGATTCACACACCAGTTCAGAAGTCAAATAAGAAAATGTAGGAACAACAGAATGAACCTGATCAAATTGCATATTAAACTTTTCACAATACTTCTCAAGCAGCAATCGACGAATGCGCGTAAACCTTTTCTCAGACAAGTGGAAATAAAGTTCACGCACAGAACTTTGTAAAACGGAAAGCTCCTGTTCGCACTCTCCGACCGAAGTGGAAGGCA